CCTTAGCATCAGCATCCGCTTTGGCCTTAGCATCAGCGTCCGCTTTGGCCTTGGCGTCAGCATCCGCTTTAGCCTTGGCGTCAGCATCCGCTTTGGCCTTGGCGTCAGCATCCGCTTTGGCCTTAGCATCGGCATCCGCTTTGACCTTGGCATCAGCATCCGCATCAGCATCCGCTTTGGCCTTTGCTTCCAAATCAACAACTCCGGCCTCAATCGCTTCTTCCAGTAAATTTTCCGGCACATCGTCGCCAGCAAAAAAGTCGCGAGGATACCGATCACCATCAACCAGTTTTTTCCATGATTTATTGAATTTCATCGTACTACTCCTTCTGTTTGCAAATTGGGCGAGCACACCCGCCCAAAATGTAAGCAGAATTCAAACCGAGTTTAAGCAGCCGAAACTTTGTGATATTTCATCCATTCAGGATTCCACAGACCACCGCCAACGCGCTTGGTTGTGTAAAAATGAACGTAAGGTTTGTTAGTGAAAGGATCGCGTATAACACGCACACCAATGCGATCAAAAATGCGGTAAGCACGTTCCATATTGCCAAACAACAAAGGAATTTCATCCGCAGCAATATCCGCTAATCCGGAAAGTTCACGCACAGCATAACCCAGCACCAACGCAGGATCCCCAGCCTGATAGGACGGTTGCCACAAATAATTTCCATCACCATCCTTCATTTTACGAATGACAGAGGTGGTTTGGCGATTGGAATAAAGGGCAGCACCCATCATGCGCTCGGTAGGCAAACCCCCGACCAGATCAACGAGGCCATCACTAGTTAGCGCGGCAGCAGAACCAGAATTAATCTCTGCAATAGCGCCAAGCGGATGCCGCAAATTCGCAGCCAACGCAGCCTCATCCGCAGCAGTATACTTCACAATACCCTTTGGTTTGTTGGTGCCATCGCCACTGATAAAGGCGACGCCCTCTTGATAGGAAAATTCGGTCTCAACTTCGCTGGCCATCCAAGCCGCGAAATCAATTTCTGAATCATCCAGAATGGCCTGAGTTGCCGCTGGATTGGCGTAGATCTCACCAAAGCTGAACGCGTACTCCGCAAACTGCGAGCCGTCCGTTGCGGGGCGATTAGCAGTCTCACCAACCCACCCCGAGGTAGTACCACGAACGTTGTAAAGCTTTTTGAAACCCTGCCCGGATACACTTTGAACAGAAGCATACATCCGCATTGCGGAAACTTCTTTCAACTGATCCGTAATCGTACGATCCCATTCAATCGGAACCGTATAACCACCATCAGGATCAGACCCAACGGAGGCCGCCGCCCGGATATTGCCGGTTTTCAGCGCAGCCTTAACTTCACTTTCATTGTCACCACTCTGGAACCAGTCTTGAAACGTGGCCGCATATTTGACTTCGTCCTCATTCAGATCAAGCCCGGCATCGCCAGAGCCAGCACCCAATTGAATCGCAGCAAGAGACGTATTTGCCTGATCGATAGCCGCCTGCATTTCGCCCAAACTGGTATCGATACGTGTCATTTTTTCAGTAGTGACAATATCATCGAAGCCAGCCTTAAGCTCTTTGTTTTTTTCTTCCATGGTAGCTTTGAAAGTCTCGAAATCTTTATTGATCCCGGTAATCATTGCCGCCAAATCGCCACCCGCATCAGCGCGGATAGCAAGAATTGAACCGCCCAAAAGCGATTTAAAATGCTTACTCATTGGAATTCTCCATTATGATTTTATTGTTAGTTGTAGCTCTGTTAGAGCCGTCATTATGTCAGCGTCACGCGTGACATTTGCTGAAGCATCGCGCGTACCAGCCTTAAATTCTGCAACAAATGCCTTCGCTTCATGCGGTGGCATTCCGCTTGCAATAAGCGCTTTTTCCATAACCCGCTCACGAGGAACTGGTTGATTAGCATTGGCGTCAACGGAAATATTTACGGCATCAATCTCACCATCCACCAAACCATTAGCGATGGCTGATTTCGTATCAAATGTGGTGCCTCCGCCACGATTTCGATCCATCCACGCAGTTGTTTTCTTCGCGCTCTTACCCGAACGCGCTGCGTAAATTTCTGCCATACCAGCATCTATCTCAGTCATTAATTCAAAAGCATCATGAGCATCATATTTGTTGCCAACCAAAATGGCGGATGCGTTGTGAACCATCAGTTTTGAACCGATACCCATATTGATCTGATCACCTGCCATCGCAATAACAGAAGCCGCAGACCCGGCAACGCCCAAAATATTCACTGTGATTTTTGCCGGATGCAGGCGCAACAAATTGTAAATTGCAACACCATTGAAAAAATTACCGCCTGGAGAATTCAGATTTACGACCACATCCTTTTTACCAATAGACCGCAACGCTGCAGATATACGTTTTTCCGTATTGTCCACCGATGTGGAATAGTCAAAACCGATAAATCCAAAAATCGATATCGTCGCATCCTCATCATTAGCCGCCGAAATGACAGCAGGATCAAACGCCTCAACAGATTGCTCTGGTGGCTCGAACGACAAGGCATCAAGCTTTTGAAATGCTCTAATCTCTGGAAGTTTGCGTAGGCTCATTTGCCGTCTCCTTTTTGATAGCCAGCGGGTTTGGTGCAATTTCTTGATCAGGAAGGTCTGAAATTTCGCGAACCTCTTGATATGTCATCCATGGCTGATGTCCGCCCGAACCCAGCGCCTTGGCCCAGAATTCCGCCTGATCTTTCATGTTGCCGCGTATCAGCGCACCGTCATTAAATTTTGCCCCGAATTGGTCGCGCTCTGAGTCAGTCAAGCAAGACCTGTCAACTGCCTGTTCCCAGGCCGTGAACCATGGGTTTAATGCATAACGAACAAAGATTTGACCCAACACATCTACGCCAGACCCCCAGGAAGTGTCATCTAGACCGAGAAACGGCCTCGGCACACCGAACGCTCTGCCAATTTCTTCAACCTGATGTTTTCGCGTTTCGAGCTGCTGTGCATCATGGGCGGTCGAGGCAAATTGCGCCGCCGTCATTCCCTCTTCAAGCACCATCCATTTTCCGGCATTGTCAGCACCTGCGTGACGCTCTTTCATCGACGCCTCCAGATGAACGCGAGCATCAGGTGATAAAGATCCAGGGTGGCTCAACGCCCCCCCGACCATCATACCATTTTCAAATAGTCGTTTCGCGGCGTTGTCTGCCTGTTCCGCCAAGTTGATCGCATTGGCTGCAACTTGCACCATGGACAGCCCTGAAATTCCGTCCTCGGAGTCCGCATAAACATGCAAAATTTCATGAGGCTTCAATATTTTCTTGGCTTTGCCTGATGCCGAATAGTGATACTCAACCGTCCAATCCTTTTTTTGAACGGGCTTAACCCGGAGCGGATCCAGAGGCACCAACCGCACGACCCTGTTACCGGACCGAACAATCAGGGCATAAGCATTCCCGTTTACCAACGCCCGCCGTTGCATAAGCTGGCGAAAGTTAAAAGCCGTCTGCCAATCATTCGGCGTCTTGTGTAAAATTGAAAAAAGCGGATGCTCGCGGGCTTTTTGCTTTTCAGCCTTATCGATCAGATGCAACGGCAAGTAACCGATCGCAAAAGAGATCAAATGCACACAGCGTGATACCGCCGTATTCAACATTGCCTTTTTAACCGTCACCCCGGAACCGATTCCTTGTTCCTGTTTTCGGATCAGATCAACCAGGGCCTGTGAGTCAAAAACATTCGTCATACCATCATTAATCCACGTTGATCGTAAACAGATGGGCCCAGTGCTTGCGGCTCAAGGCTCATCAATGAAAATGAATTAAAACCCGCAATCAGCGGATCAATTTTTGCCACGCCGGAAACCTGCTTGGTAATCATCAGCGCACTGCCTCGTAATTCTGTTTTTGCATTACTGGCGACCCAGATCATCATATTAGAACCGTCATGCCATAAGCGACCATCCTTTAGACGGCGCTCCATTCCCTTGATGATTCCGGACAAACGATAGCCCTGAGGCACTGCCACCAATTGCTCAGCGGTCAATTCGCGAGATAACAATTCAGAATTAATGGCCGCAACTCCGACAGGATCCAAACCAACCGCATACTTTTCAGGAAACAGCCCGGCTTCATTTACCTGTTCGAGAATGTCGGCAAGTTCGTGAATGTCCTGTTGTGATTCTTCACAGATAATCAGATCGCCTTCATCATGAAACTGGCGATACTTTTCCTCATTTGATTTTCGCGCTTCCAGCGCATCAGGCTGGATCCACCCACGGTAGAACTGCAACCAGTCTTTTGTGATTTTATCGCGCCCGGTCAAACAAAGACCAAGCATATCATCCAACCCACCGCCATCAATGCCAGCAGTAATAACCTCACATCGCTCAATCAAACTATCGACAGTAATTTTCACAGGATCCGCAGCCGGGTTCCAATGTTTAACCCCCGCCCATTGATCCTTGTGCATCCCAATGCCGACTTCAATGTTCAAATGCTGAGATGCAAAAATTGAAAATGCTTCAATCCCTTTTGATTCTGCCTTTTCAAAATCTGCAATCAAGCGGTCAAGCGTTCTGGACAGTCCTAAATTCGGATGGACCAGCGGGAAATTTTCTGGTTTACGCCATGGCGCGCTTTTTTTCTGCTGCATTTCCATCGGGAATTCATACAAAACCGGCAGTAGATCACCATTAACAACGCCGTCCCTGATTTCACGCGCATACGCCAATTCAGTTTTAAATATACCTTGTGGCGGTTCATCAGATTGCGTTGTGATCATGATCAAGAACGCCTCGGAATTTGAAACCATGCCGCCGCGTATCTGCTCGAGTACTCGCGCTGCACTTCTGATTTTCCCGAGTAAATGTATTTCCTCCAGAAGAATTCCGGCAGGCTTGGTACCGGTCATAATGTTGTTGTCGAAGGTTTTAATTTTCAGCGTTGCCTTGCTGGTCCTGTCAACAATTTCCTTTTTGTGCTCCCGAATTTGAAAACGTTGGGCCAACCATCCTTCCGGGTCCGCCTCGATCATTCCCACCACTTGCGAAAACGAAATATCCGCAATCGCCTGCGTTGGCCCAATCAGCAAAAACTCCGCCCGAGGCCGCTTATTCACCAGCAAGGCAGTCAGCATGATCGCCGCACCATTGGTGGTTTTTGAATTCTTTTTTGGTACGAGAATAAAAAACTCTCGCAACCAGCGGTTCATATCATCGTCAAC